CTACAGGTATGGTAGCGATAGATAACTTAATGGAAGGTGGTTTATCTAAAGGTGAATTGGGAGTTATATTAGCACCTTTTGGGGTAGGTAAAACTACATTAGTTACTAAAATGGCAAATAACGCATATAATTTAGGGTATAATGTGGTTCAAATATTTTTTGAGGATAACCCAAAGGTAATACAAAGAAAACATATAACGTGTTGGACAGAAGTACCATTAAGTGAATTAACGGAAAACAAAGAAGAAATTAAGAAAGTAATACCTAAGTTTAAATCAAAACAAGGTAGTCTTATTTTAAAGAAAATGCCTAGTGACGGAACAACAATACCAAAGATAAAACAATATTTGAAAAAATTAACATCTAATGGTAATAAACCGGATATAGTTTTTATTGATTATATGGATTGTGTAGTCCCATCTAAACAATTTAAAGATGAGTGGAGTGGTGAAGGAAATGTAATGAGACAATTTGAAACTATGATTACAGAATTAGATGTAGTTGGTTGGACAGCAATACAGGGTAATAGAAGTTCTATCGGAGCATCTGTAGTAGAAGCTGACATGATAGGTGGGTCAATTAAAAAAGGTCAGATAGGTCACTTTATAATATCAATTGCTAAAACATTAGAACAAAAGGAAGCCGGAACCGCAACTTTAGCTATATTAAAGTCTAGGTTCGGGAAAGATGGTGTCATATTCGAAGATATATTATTTGATAATGGCACATTAAAAATTGACACTGACGTATCTAGTGATGTTTCTTTTTTGGACTTTGAAAAAGGTGAAGAAAAGAAAAAATCAAATTTAGTTATTGAGGCGTTGAGGAAGAAAAAACAAGTTTTCGGGGAACAATAAGTTATTGTTTAACTTATTAAAAAAATTTTATTAATGATTAATTTCGTTAAGTGAATTAAACCCCCCTAATAAAAAGAAAAAATTAAAAAGATGGATGTAACAAACAAAATATTATCAGACATTACAGTGTATATGAAATACGCTAAATACTTACCAGAATTAAATAGAAGAGAGACGTGGGAAGAACTGGTTACGAGAAATAAGAATATGCACATTAAGAAATATCCTAAATTAAAAGATGAGATAGAGGAAAAATATAAATTTGTACACGATAAAAAAGTATTACCATCGATGAGATCTATGCAATTCGCTGGTAAGTCTATAGAGATATCACCTAACAGAGTTTATAACTGTGCGTTTTTACCGATTAACTCTGTTGAGTCATTTAGTGAAACAATGTTTTTACTTTTAGGTGGGACAGGTGTTGGGTACTCAGTACAAAAACATCATGTTGACGAACTAGAACCAGTTAATAAACCATATAGTAAAAGAAAAAGAAGGTTCTTAATTGGAGATTCGATAGAGGGATGGGCTGACTCAATTAAAGTATTGATGAAATCATATATCGGAAATAAAAGAAGTTCTAGTATCGAATTTGATTTTTCAGACATTAGACCAAAAGGGGCTTTATTAGTTACTTCTGGTGGTAAAGCACCGGGACCTCAACCATTAAAGGAATGTATTGTTAAAATAAAAGGTATTTTAGAAAATAAATCAGACGGTGAAAAATTAACCACTCTTGAAACACATGATATTGTATGTTACATTGCTGACGCAGTGTTAGCTGGTGGTATTCGTAGGGCAGCTTTAATTAGTCTATTTAGTGCTGATGATGACGAAATGATTTCTTGTAAAACAGGTACTTGGTGGGAAACTAACCCACAAAGGGGTAGGTCAAATAATTCAGCGGTTCTTATTAGACATAAAATTACTAAAGATTTCTTTATGGAATTGTGGAAAAGAATTGAACTGTCAGGTGCAGGTGAACCAGGAATTTACCTATCGAATGATAAGGAATATGGGACTAATCCTTGTTGTTTTGTAGGTGATACATTAGTTGCTACTGCAGATGGAAGAAACGCTGTTAGTATTGCTCAGTTAGAGAAAGAGAATTATAAAGGACCTGTTTATTCTATCCAAACACAAACTGGTCAAGTAGTAACATCTTATTGTTCTAATGTTTGGGTGAGTAAAAAAAATGCAGATCTAGTTGAGGTTAAATTAGATGACGGTTCAAGTTTTAGATGTACACCTGACCATAAAATTATGTTAAGGGATTGTAACTATGTTGAAGCTAAAGATTTAGTTAATGGGGTTAGTTTAATGCCGTTTAATTCATTTAAAAGACCCGATAGGGATTATAGGATGATATGTTCTAACACTGGAAGAGATTTAGCTCAGTACGCTCATGTATCACAATATTATGATATTATAAAAAATGGGTATGAAAAACAACATATCCACCATATAGATGGTAATGGTTTAAATGATTTACCAGAAAACTTAGAAGCTATTAATGCAAAAGAGCATAATAGAAACCATATGTTAGGAGATAATAATTCTTTTTTTAAGATTAAAGATTTAGATTCTTGGAAAGAGAAACAATCAAGTAGACAATTAGGGGTAAAAAATAGTAACTCTAACGGAATAACGACTGAGGAAATGTTAATTAGGTTAAGATCTAGAAGGGTACAAAAGTTGAAAAGACTAACCCAAAAGGAAATATTAGAAACATGTAATGTTAAATTTTTATCTAAAGGTAGGTTAACTGAAATGAATGTTAATAGTATATCTGAATTACAGGATGATCTATGTGAAATGATAAACCATAAGGTTGTTAGCGTTGATTTTATATCAGAAAGAGAAGATGTTTATGATATGACAGTTGAAGGAACCCATAATTTTGGTATTATAACATCCAGTACTGATGATAACTTTATAAATAGTTCAGGTATTTTTGTTCATAATTGTGAAATCGCACTAAGACCATTCCAATTCTGTAATTTATGTGAAGTAAACGTTTCTAATATTGAATCACAAGAAGATTTAAATGAAAGAGTTAAAGCTGCTGCGTTCATAGGGACGTTACAAGCTGGTTATACGAACTTTCATTATCTTAGAGAGATATGGCAAGAAACCACAGAGAAAGACGCTCTAATAGGTGTTTCTATGACAGGTATAGGTAGTGGTGTTGTATTGGGATATGATTTAGAAAAATCTGCGGATATTGTAAAAAGAGAGAATAGTAGAGTTGCGAAAATTATTGACATTAATAAATCTGCTAGATGTACTACTGTAAAACCGGCCGGAACTACATCCCTTACTTTAGGGACATCATCGGGAATACATGCTTGGCACAACGATTACTATATTAGAAGGATTAGAGTGGGTAAAAATGAATCTATATATAAATACTTAATTGTTAATCACCCAGAATTATTGGAAGATGATTTTTTTAGGGCTCATGATACGGCAATTATCACTATCCCACAGAAAGCACCGAAAGGTTCAATATTAAGAACTGAATCACCATTTGACCTTTTAGAAAGAGTTAAAAAAGTGGCAATAGAATGGGTAAAGAATGGTCATAGAAATGGTTCTAATACTCACAACGTTTCCGCGACTATCTCATTAAAAGAAGAAGATTGGGAATTAGCTGGTGAATGGATGTGGACAAATAAAGAACATTATAATGGTTTATCCGTATTACCTTATAACGGTGGTACATATACACAAGCCCCTTTCGAAGATATCACTGAAGAAAAGTATAATGAAATGGTAAAACATTTAAATAACATTGATTTATCTCTAATTGTGGAAGTAGATGATAACACAACATTAAGTGGCGAATTAGCTTGCGCTGGGGGAAGTTGTACCATTACTGATATATAAAATATAGAAACAAAGATGAGTGAAAGAAAAACAACATTAGGCCCAAATGAGATGTTTACCGAGTTTGAACCAAAACAATCAAACAGATGGTTGGTAAAGTTTCCAGAAGAGTTTGGGATAGAAAAATGGATGATTAAACATGTAACGCCTGTTGTGTTTGATGCTGAGAAAAAAGAATGGAATGATATAACAATCACCCTATGGGATGCAATACCAAATTCATCATCAAAAGCACTAAGTGATTTAATCCAAAAAGGAAGATACCATAATTTCTTATTACAGATGACAATGTTGGGACCGATTGGTGATGATGTTGAGGACTTTTATTTTGAGGGGTGTAATATTAAGTCAATCAACTTTGGTGAGACAGATTATCAAAAACAAAAATTTAAACTAATAACATTGGTTGTTAAATATAGTAAATGTATTGTTAAATAAAATGATAAACTCAACAGAAGATTGGATATATGATTTATACGTTAAAGAAACTATAAATCGTAAGATAAAACCAATACCCAAGGAACAACACGTAAGTAGGGGTAGTTGTTGTGGAAATGGATGTCTACATTGTCCATACATACCCAAACACGAAAAAGGTGCAACAAAAATCAAATAGTTAAAAGTCAGAGAAATCTGACTTTTTTTATTATTAACCTTTCCTTCCAAAAAATAAATAATAGAATATTTATATATACAAATGGCAAAACAAAGATTTATAAATATTGATTTCCCCTTTAAAGATAGCCCCGAAGGGTTTTACTTTAACTTAAACGCAACTGACGCAGACGCAATTAGGGCAGATTTATTACATTTACTATTAACAAATAAAGGTGAAAGATTATATATGCCTGATTTCGGTAGTGATTTAAAAAAATACATTTTTGAACCAAACGATGGTGTTACTCATTCACAAATAAAAGACAATTTGAACGAAACAATTAAAAGGTATATGCCAAACTTAACGATTGACGATATAAAATTTAGAAATGATTCTATTGAAGAATTAATAATAGTAGAACTAACATATACAGTAACCGAGGGTACTTTTAATAGTACTGATACTGTTACATTAACATTTTAAAATATGGCAACAAAGAAGATTGATTATAACGCTAGAAATTTCGCAGATG